CGAAAATTGTCAATCACTTTATATGGTGCTATTTTTCAAATAACGGCGCTTTCCGCATAATCTGTGCAGTAAAATTCATTGTTTTTCAGTATAGCCCTGTGATATCATTATAATCGCCAAGCAAATATGGATGAGCCTCTACGAGAGCAATCTCGTAGGGGCTTTTTCTATGCCCAAACGGAGGTGATGTGTGTGGGCTATCGTAAGGTTTCCTATGTGGAACAGCTGTGGTATATCCTGCGCTACAAGCTCCGCCAGCTTTTTAGGAAGGAGGATGTCAGTGCCAAGTAAACCCAAGAGACCCTGTTCCCATCCCGGCTGTCCAAGGCTTACCAACGGCAGGTTCTGTGAGGAACACGCCAAGGCTGAGGCTAAGCGGTACGAGCAGTACGACAGAGATCCGGAGACCCGGCGTCGCTACGGACGTGTGTGGAAGCGGATACGGGACGCTTATGTACAGCAGCACCCAGTGTGTGAGCTGTGCCAACAGGACGGACGACTTGTACCGACAGAAGAGGTGCATCACAAGACCCCTCTTGCAGAAGGCGGTACACACGCACGAGAAAACTTAATTGCTCTGTGCAAAGCCTGTCACGCCAAGATCCACGCAGAGCGCGGTGATCGCTGGCACAATCGTTAGAGAGGTTTCGCTTACATTTTGGTGCGAAACCACCCCGGTAGGGGGTATCAAATCTCTACGACTAATATTTGGCACAACGGGCCTGGGGTCACGTGTGCAAATTCGCAAAAGTTTTAGGGGGAATAGGCCCCGGCACGAAATGAGGTGACACAAGTTGGGCAAAAGGGGTCCCAAACCAGGCACAGGCGGGAGACCCAAAAAGCCGATTGCAGAGAAAATTGCAGAAGGCAATCTCGGTAAGAGACCGCTGACGGTCATTGACTTCAAAGACAGCGCGGCAGATCTTGAGGGGCAACCGATGCCCGATCCACCCGAGTACCTTTCCGCTACGCAGAAAGATGGGTCCACCCTTTGTGCCGCAGAAATCTACGAGAAAGTGTGGAAATGGCTATCCGAAAGGGGCTGTGCTTCCATTGTTTCTCCGCAGCTCATTGAGCGTTATGCAATGAGTACTGCCAGATGGATTCAGTGCGAGACCGTAACAAGTGAGCTAGGCTTCCTAGCCAAGCATCCGACAACCGGTGCTGCGATCCAGTCTCCGTATGTGGCTATCGCAAACACATACTTGACCCAGGCAAATCGCCTGTGGTCGGAGATCTTCCAGTTGGTCCGGGAGAACTGCACTGGCGAATATGATGGTGCCGTCACAGAAGATCCTATGGCGCAATTACTAAAAGCAAGGAAAGGAAAGTAATATGTTCGAGAAAGTTAATCCCGCACATCCCGATAAGCTGGCAGACCGAATTGCCGGTGCCATCGTGGATATTGCATACGAAACCCAAATTGATCCCAAGGTTGCGGTAGAGGTGCTGATCGGCCACGGTGTATGCCACGCCATTGTCGAGACCTCTGCTGAGATCAACCGGGATAAGGTGGTGGCTGCCGTCCACCGCATCGCAGGCAAGCTGGAGGTCGATCTTGTTGTCGTTCCCCAGAATGTTCACCTTGCACGGAACCAGTCCGGTGCCGTCCGGTGCGGCGATAACGGCATCTTCAAGGGTATGCCTGTTACCGAGGAGCAGAAGAAGCTGGCGGGCATCGCACGAGCCATCTACGCTTTCAATCGCACCGATGGCAAGTACATCCTGGACGGTGACAGGCTCATCATCTGCCAGAGCAATGCCAAGAGCGATGAGCTGCGTTCTATCTTCCCCAATGCGGAGATCAACCCCATTGGCGACTGGACCGGTGGCACGGATGTAGATACCGGAGCTACCAACCGGAAGCTGGGCAGCGACATGGCTGACTCCGTTACTGGTGGAGGTCTGCACGGCAAGGATCTGAGTAAGGCAGATGTAAGTGTAAACATTTACGCTTGGCTGGAGGCACAGCGCACCGGCAAGCCTGTGGAACTGTGCTGCGCCATCGGCGATGAGCTGGTGGGTGGTATTCCCTACGAGGATATCGTGGAAACAGCGAGAGAGTTCATTCGCTCCCTGGGCGGTTTTGAGAAATTCGCTGAGTGGGGTCTTGTATGATCATTGAAAAGAAAAACGCAGCGGATCTGCTGCCTGCCGAGTACAACCCCCGTAAGGATCTGAAACCCGGCGACCTGGAATATGAAAAGCTGAAACGCTCCATTGAGCAGTTTGGCTATGTGGAGCCCGTGATCTGGAACAAGGCAACTGGCCGTGTGGTTGGTGGTCACCAGCGCCTTAAGGTGCTGATGGATATGGGCATCACCGAAGTGGACTGCGTGGTGGTGGATATGCCGGAGGATAAAGAAAAGGCACTCAATATCGCTCTGAATAAAATCAGCGGTGAATGGGACAAGGACAAGCTGTCTTTGCTGATCGCTGACCTCCAGGGCGTTGACTTCGATGTCTCCCTCACAGGCTTTGATCCTGCAGAGATCGACGACCTTTTCGCTGCCACCGACAAGAAGTCCGGCAAGGACGACAAGTTTGACCTGAACGCCGCCTTGGAAGCAGCCAGCTTCGTGGAGCGTGGCGATATGTGGTATGTCGGTCGGCATAAGCTCTATTGTGCTGATGCGACCTCCGAAGAAGATGTCGCCACCCTTATGGACGGCAAGCGGGCAAACCTGGTCTTGACCGATCCTCCCTATGGTGTATCTTTCAAAAGCTCCACCGGTCTTACCATCAAAAATGACAGCATCAAGGATGAGGAGTTCTATGAGTTCCTGTCCAAGTGCTTCACCAATATGGCAAACAGTCTGGAGCCCGGTGGCGTGAGCTATGTGTTCCACGCTGACACCGTAGGCCACATCTTCCGTAAAGCATTCATCGACTCCGGCTTCCACCTGCAGGGTGTGTGTATTTGGGCGAAGAATGCGCTGGTCCCCGGATACTCTGATTATCAGTGGAGACACGAGCCGATCCTCTATGGCTACCTTCCCAACGGCAAGCACGCCTGGTATTCGGATCGAAGCCAGACCACGGTTTGGAACTTCGATAAGCAGACCCAAAACAACCATCACCCCACCTCAAAGCCCATCGACCTGCTGTGCTATCCCATCGGCAATTCTTGCCGGGAGAATGCACTGGTGCTGGACACCTTCGGCGGCAGCGGTTCTACGCTGATTGCCTGTGAGCAGATGAACCGGATCTGCTATATGATGGAGCTGGACGAAAAGTACGCTTCTGTCATTCTGCGCCGGTATGTTGAGAATACCGGAAACGCAAACGATGTGTACGTGATCCGTGATGGCGTAAAGTTCACCTACGCAGAGCTGGTGAAGGAAGTGGAGAAAAAGAAATGAATAGAAAACTGACCCTGGGCAGTCTGTTTGACGGCTCCGGCGGTTTTCCCTTGGGCGGCTTGATCGCTGGTGTTACCCCTGTGTGGGCATCAGAGATCGAGCCGTTTCCTATTCGGGTGACCACCAAGCGGCTGCCCTTTATGAAGCATTACGGCGACATCTCCCAAATGGATGGCGGGAAGATTGAGCCGGTGGATATTATCACCTTCGGTTCGCCCTGCACGGATATGTCCGTTGCTGGCAAGCGCGCCGGTCTGGACGGCAAGCAGTCCGTCCTCTTCTATCAAGCCATCCGGATTATTACAGAAATGAGGAAAGCAACAAATGGAAAATATCCCCGCTGGATCTGTTGGGAAAATGTCCCCGGTGCCTTCTCCTCGAATGCCGGCCGAGACTTCAAAGCAGTCCTCGAAGCGGTCATCGGCATCGTCGAGCCGGACACCGAGGTGCCTATGCCTGAAAAAGGTGGCTGGCCTTACGCCGACTGCTACATGGGAGACGAATGGTCAGTTGCTTACAGAGTTCTCGACGCTCAATACTGGGGCGTCCCCCAACGAAGAAAACGCATCTTTCTTGTCGGAGATCTTACAGGCAAATGTGCCGGAGATGTACTTTTTAAGTCCGAAGGCGTGTCAGGGTATACTCCGGAGGGCTTCCGTGCGTGGCAAGGAACTACCAGAGGTGCTGCGTGTCGCACTGGAACGGCAGGCATCTGCCTAGACGGATACAACGGCACCATTTCTCCGGTCGCATCTACCCTTGGAGTGAACTGTGGAATGTCTACCGGAAGAAACGGCGTCGTTCTCAATGACCAGGGTGGCAACCGAATGGATGTGACCCATGAGGTTACCTGCACCCTCCGGGCAGAAGCACACCACCCTCCGGTGGTACTTGAGCCGGACTTAGTGCCTTTGGAAAACCACCCTACTGATGGTCGCATACGCATTATGGACGAGGATGTGTCTCAAACCCTTACTTCCCGAATGGGAACCGGTGGCAACAATGTACCGCTGGTGATGAAAGCCTACGGCATCAGCTCCCACGATAGCAATGCTATGAAATCTGCCAATCCCCACAGCGGGATCTACGAGGCAGAGACCTCCCGTACCTTGGATGCCAATGGCGGCAACCCCGGCTGCAACCAGGGCGGGATCGCTGTTGTGTGCGTGGATCAGGGTGCTGGGAAGAGTTCTTGCAGCGTAAGTGAGGAGCTGTCTCCTACACTGGCTTGCACCCACGGTGGTGAGCCTGTGGTCTGCGTGAAGGGAGGAACGATTGTCATCGAAGGTAACGGCACCCGTCCTTCTCACCAAGGCGACGGTTTCAAAGAATCTGACGTGATGTACACCCTCAATACGGTGGATCGGCACGCGGTGTATGCGCTGACCACCGGCAGCTTCGCCCAGGTTTCTGAGGACAAGGCTCCCACTGTGCTTGCCCGCGACTACAAAGATCCTACCGCTGTCTGTTACGGCATCGGCAGGGATACCTTCAATCACGGCAAGAACTCCACCTTTGGTCCCACAATGACGAAAGAAACCCAGCCCACCCTCGTTGCAAAAGGCCCCGGCGCTGTTGCGATCCCGCATGGCTTCGATCCGTCTACCGCTAGGGATGTGGGGCAGTATGTCCTGCCCAACTGTGGCAATACACTGGTCAATGGCACTTGCCCTGGCTATCACAATGGCGTGGTGGATGCCACCTATACTGTCCGCAGACTCACTCCTACCGAATGCGCTCGGTTGCAGGGCTTCCCGGACTGGTGGTGCGAGGGGTTAGGTGTTGAAGATCCCACTGAAGAGGAGATCAGCTTCTGGACAGAGGTTTGGGAGACACACCGCAGGATCGTTTCTCCCGGCGTCAAAGCCAAGAGCCGGAATCAGATCATCAAGTGGATCAAAGTGCCTTATTCCGACGCAGCGGAATACAAGATGTGGGGCAACGGCGTAGCCTTGCCCTGTGTGTACTTCGTGCTTGCAGGTATCGCCTATGCAGATGGACTTACTCCCCAATGCGAATGAGGTAGTCCTCCGATCCGGCGATGTAACGTTCGTAGTCGATCCGGAGGACACTGCCTTTACTGTTGTGATAGCACATTCTGCCAGCCCAGCCGAGGAAGCAGATAGTTCCGTCCGGGCGCAAAGCCATAATGTCGTCTACCTCACGATCCGTGGCGGGGACACCGTCTCCATAGGTGATGCCCTCTAGGGTGGCGTCGCTCATAAAGCGATACCGGATTGCTTTGGTCCGCAGCAAAATGTAGACCTTTTCTTCTTTACCGATGAGTTCTTTGATGGTTCGCATAATTCAACACTCCTGTTTTTTGATTCCTACAAGAGTGCATAAAAAACACAGCCCTATCGGCAACGACAGGGCTGTGGATCAAAACAAGCTATAACCCCATCGTTCAAGCTTTAGCACCTTACCCGGCGGGCAGGTTGCTGTGCGGTCATCGAGCTTGTCTCTCGCGCACTCTTTATAGGTGCCGTTAATATAACAAGCGAAATCGTATTTGTCAATACTGTCATAATATGCACAAATTCTTGGAGCTGTATTCTACACCCATGAACGCAGATATAACTTGCTATATTGGCACACTAGAGCGAATATGTGTACTACCAAAAAACAAGGAGGTAATTCACATGACAATCCAAACAAACGCCCAGGGCAAGGAACGCAAGCGGATGGTGCTGACCATTGCAAAGTGGCTGGATGAGCCGGTCCGCTACGCCGGAGCCCCCACCTTCAACTACGAGGTCGGCGGGATCACCATTGACAAGGACGCAAGCATTACCATTGGCAACGCCCTTTCAGACGAAGCCACCGACCGGCTGCTTCAGCACCTGGTCAACGAGGGCTTTGACATCATCCAGTTTTTCACCAGCGCAGAAGAAAACGAGCAGGAAGAGGACGGCGACTTCACCATTTCCTTACCTCGCAACCTTTACACCGACGAGGCGGTTGCGAACCTGCACAGCATCCTCGCAGCCAAGAAGAACCTAATCTGCAAGGCACTGGGGATCAGTGATGTTCCGGTGATCGTGACCGACGAGAAGATTTCCTTCCCTTGGTTCGATGAAGTCCTCACCCCCGAAGAACTGGAAGCCTACGAAATGTTCATTTGCAAACTCTGCGACTTTGCTGGAAATCAGAAGCGGATTAACGCAAAGGAAAAAGAAGTGGACAATGAGAAGTACGCATTCCGCTGCTTCCTCCTCCGCTTGGGTTTCATTGGGGATGTGTACAAGCCTGCACGGAAGATCCTGCTCCAGCACCTTTCCGGCAGCTCCGCCTTCAAGGCTGGATCGACAAAGGGGGTGCAATAATGGCTACTCTCACCAGGGGGAAACTTGATGCCCTCCGTGCCTTGTACCCCAAAGGCACTCGGGTGGAGCTGGTGCATATGCAAGATCCCTACAACAAGGATTTGAAGCCTGGCAGCAAGGGCACCGTGGATCATATCGACGATATCGGCACGATCCATGTGTCCTGGGACTGCGGTTCCGGTTTGGGGGTTGTTTACGGCGAAGATCAATGCCGGAAGATTACTGGAGAAGTTGGTCTTTGCAAGGTCTGCGGACGGGATGTGCATCAAGCCAAAGGCTGCGTTGCCGACTATGTTTTCTGCAACGGGGAAAAGCACCGCCGAGTTCGGTGCGGTGAGGAAGGCTGGGTCGATCCAAGCAACCGATGCACAGACTGCGGTGCCTTGCACGGCCATCTCCACCATTGGGGTTGCGATGTGGAACGATGCCCCTCCTGCGGATTGCAGCTGATTAACTGCGACTGCGAGGAAGTGTACATAGAAGCATAAGGGGGCATTGCGTATGATGAACGATATTCTTGACCGCTTATTCTATGGAGAGGTCAGCCCCTATGATGATTCCGTTGAGGATATGGAGACCTTCCGTGAGCTGAACAGCAAGATGGCCGAGGTTTGGTCGAGGATCGATGCGCTGGCATCACCAGAGCTGAAGGAGCTGCTGGACCTATACAAAGTGCATCGTGCGGATATGGATATGCTGGTACAGCTGGATCGGTTCAAGGTCGGTTTCCGGCTTGCAACCCAGCTTATGGTAGCCTCAATTGGCAAGGATAAATTGCCCGAATAAGTACACAATTTGCCCGGTTTTAGGGGTAAAACATTGTGTACATTATGGTGCAGATATAACTTGCTATTTCCTTCAAGTAGAGCGAATATGTGACACACAAAAGAAAACACACATATTTTTGGAGGAAAAATTATGAATGCCAAGACCGCTAACCAGATCGCAGAAATGAAGAAGCAGACCATCGGCGTCGAGGTCGAGATGAACAGCATCACAAGAGAACGAGCTGCACGGATCGCAGCCACCTTCTTTGAAACAGGGCGTTACGCCTACACCGCTGACAGAAACTCCTACTGCACTTGGAGTGCTTGGGATCGGCAGGGGCGGGAATGGAAATTCCAAAGAGACTCCAGCATCGAAGGTCCTGACGACGAGCGTTGCGAAATGGTTACCCCGATCCTCACCTACGACGATATGGAAACCCTGCAGGAGCTGATCCGCAGACTTCGCAAAGCCGGAGCGAAAAGCGATGCCACACGGTGCTGCGGTGTCCACATCCACATCGGCGCAAAGGGACACACCCCCCAAACCCTCCGCAATCTGGCAAACATTATGGCAAGCCACGAAGACCTCCTTGCTGCCGCCCTCCACCTTGATGCCTACCGGATCGACCACTACTGCCAGACGGTTGAGCCTCGCTTCTTGGAGGCAATCAACAGAACCAAGCCCCACACTATGGCAAGACTGGCAGACATTTGGTACATGAGCCACGATGCCACCCACGGCAGAAGCCATCACTACAACGGCAGCAGATACCATATGCTGAACCTCCACGCCACCTTCACCAAAGGCACGGTCGAGTTCCGGCTTTTCCAATTCGATGCACCTACCGCCGACCGTAAGGGCGGACTCCACGCAGGCCAGCTGAAGAGCTACATCCAGCTTTGCCTTGCACTTAGCCAAATGGCAAAGGAAGTCCGCACCGCCAGCCCCAAGCCCCAGCAGAAGGAAAATCCCAAATACGCAATGCGGACTTGGTTGCTTCGCCTGGGCTTCATCGGCGATGAGTTCAAAACAGCAAGAGATCTTTTCACCAAGCGCCTTGAGGGCGACGCTGCTTTTAGAAGTGGCAGAGCCAACTAAGACACAAGGCCCCCTTGCCCGCCACGGCGGGCTTAAGGTGGTAGAAGCACCTTTGCTTTGAATAATCACTTGGAGGAAGCACAAATGGAAAAACGATACTACCTAGCCTATGGCAGCAACTTGAATGTCCGGCAGATGAAACTGCGATGCCCAACCGCACGGATCGTCGGCACTGCCACCATCGAGAATTACCGCCTTATGTTCAAGGGCAGCAAGACCGGATCTTACCTCACCATCGAGCAGGAAGAAGGGTGCTGCGTCCCTGTTGGCGTTTGGGAGGTCACCGAGCAGGACGAGCTTCGGCTGGATCATTACGAAGGCCATCCCACCTTCTACTACAAGACGGAAATGGAACTGCCGATCACGGGCATTCGCTCCGGAAAGGTACGGCAGAGAAAGGCTTTCGTTTACATTATGCACGAGGAGCGTCCCCTGGGCATTCCCAGCAATATGTATATGCAGACCTGTATGGAAGGGTACTTCAACTTCGGCTTCCAGTACGAGACCCTTTGGGAAGCCTACGACTATAGCAAAAGGAGGTCGCACAATGAAAACTGATGCGAGCTACAGCGCCACCTGCCCCTTTTGCGGGCAGCATTATTCCGGTCGCCCTGCCATTTCACGGACAGACAACAAAACCCCCATTTGCCCCGACTGTGGGACCCGTGAAGCCCTCCAGGGGCTGGGGATCAGCACCGCCGAGCAGGATGAAATCATCGAGGCAATCCACCGCAGCATGAGCCGGGACGAAAGGGGTAACGCATAATGGAGCTGGCAAAAACCATCCTTCTTTCCACTGCCACATTTCTGATCGGCTACTTGCTGGCCATCGTAACCAAGCGCAAATAATGCTGTAAAATACACATTTTGGCTTCCACTTCTTTGTGTACATTATGGCTCAAATATAACTTGCTATTTAGGGCAAGTAGAGCGAATATGTGTACAACAAAAGGAACGGAGGACACCCAAATGAAACAGCAGAAATTGAGCAAGAGAGCAGCCGCCTACTTGAAGCGGATCGAGGCTTGCACCGACCGCAACGAGATCGAAGGCATCCGCATTGAGTTCTCCCAGGATTGCAGCGCCTACAAAATTTCCTGGGCAGACTTTATGGTTCTCTACAATGCCCAGCAGGCCAAGCGGACTGAGATCCGCAGCAAGCGATAAGGAGGAACACACAATGGAATTTACTACCATCGAAAAGCTGCAAATGAAGGTATCCGCCGGCTATGGTGCGGTTCTGAAATACGGCGACAAGGTGCTTGTAACCGATATTCACTGGAAGGGCGGCTTCACCGCGTAGGTCTACGAGTTTGTTGAGTCTCCGGAAGAGACTGGCTTGGGTGATATCGAATGCCGACTCACGCTTTGGAAAAAAGCTGATGCGACCTTCAGCGACGGCGGACACGCAATTGCTTGGTGCATTAGCCAAGTAAAATAAAAAGCAGGAGGAGTAACAGAATGCAGAGGAATACCAAAACCTACTATGCGGAACTCAGGAGGAAGCTGAAGGAAAAAGGCTTCGACACCTCCCGAACCCAAACCTGCGACGGAATGTTGAGAGTTTGGGACGGTATCCGGATGCTGGGTGACATTGGTCCGCAGGGCGAATTTTACTGCAACTCCAATGATCTAGCCGATCCCCACCGGAAGGCTCAGATCGAGACGGTAATGCAGTGCATTGAAGAAGTCAATCGCAGCTGACCGCCTACAGCACCAGCCACGGAATGGAGCCGAGAGGCTCTGTTCCTCGTTATTCCTCGTTCTCAAACCCGGATCGCAAACGGCGCAGCAGATCCACCCGTTCCTTCTCCGGCAGCAACAGCATATAGTTTGCTAGGGTCAACGCGCTGGGGAATGTAACTCCATGCTCCAGATTAATGTAGGATCGTGCTGCCACCATCAGAAGCCTAGCCATCTCTTCCTGCGACAATCCTCTTTTAATTCGATATTGCTTCAGCTCTACAGGAAATATCTCCTGCAGGGCTTTTTTCATATTTTCTCTTCGCTTTGTGTGCATATAAGGATCTCCTTTCCTTGGATACCGAAATGCTACACCAAAGGACGAAGATCCACCATGAGTTGCAGTTCAAGTTTTTACATAAATATTTGGGAGGTGACCGCATATACGAAAACTCAAAAAATACAAGCCTACTCGCTTTATGGCGAAGGGATCTCACTACTGCAAGGAAGAGGCAGACTTTGCGGTTGCCTTCATTGAGAACCTAAAGCACACTAA